GCGCAACGCAAGCACCGTCGTCGTCATGCAGCGCCTGCATGAAAAGGATGTCACCGGGCATATCCTTGCGGACCTGACTGGCTACACCCATCTGTGCATCCCGATGGAGTATGACGGGGTTCGCCGCAAGACATTCCTGGGTTACTACGATCCCAGAACGCAAAAGGGCGAACTGCTCTGGCCTGAGATGTTCAACGAGACCTCCGTTACGGAGCTCAAGCAACTTCTCGGCACCTACGGCACCTCGGGCCAACTCCAGCAAGATCCCACGCCCGCCGAAGGCGGGATGCTCAAGACTAAATTCTTCAACCTCTGGCCAGCCGGCAAGCCGCTGCCGCAGTTCGAATTCATCCTGCAGTCCTACGATTGCGCGTTCACGGAAAAGACCAGCGGCGACCCGACCGCCTGCACCGTCTGGGCGATCTTCTCGCATCAAGGCGAGCGCCACGCCATGCTGATCGACGCATGGGATGAGCACCTGTCCTATCCCGACCTGCGCGCCCGCGCCATCAAGGACTGGTCTACCGAGTACGGCGGCACGACAATCAAGGACGGCATCAGATCAGCCCGGCGCCCCGACCGCATCCTGGTGGAGGCGAAAGCCTCGGGCCAATCGCTGCTGCAGGATCTCCGGCAGGCGCGTGTTCCCGCCGTGCCATACAATCCCGGATCGGCGGACAAAGTCTCCCGCGCGCATCAAGCCGCGCCGACCCTCGAGCTTGGCCTGCTCTGGATACCGGAGAGCGGGAAAAATCCCGGCCAACCGGTTAGCTGGGCGGCGGCGTTCCTGAAGCAGGTTGCAAAATTCCCGCTGGCCGAGCACGATGATTACGTCGATACGTTCACTCAGGCGGTGATTTACTTGAGAGACTCCGGCTGGTTTGAACTGCCCCGCGCCCGTGAGCGCGACGATGAGCCGCGCGAATGGCGGCGTGAAAGGTCAAATCCTTATGCCGCGTGAGAAGCCCGTCTGGGATAAAGCCCGGCCGAAGTCGCTCGGCGAATCCAAGCCGCTCGGCCGGAAGGCGAAAGCGTCCGCCCGCGCGACTGCTGCGGCTGCGGGCCGGCCATACCCGAACCTGGTGGACAACATGCGCGCCGCGAGGAAGAAATGACCCAGCGCGTTGATAAGACGGCGATGGCGTGCAACAAACCGCGCCGCACGCCCGGCCACCCGACCAAGAGCCACGTGGTCAAGGCGTGCGAGGACGGGCAAGAGAAAGTTATCCGGTTCGGCGAGCAGGGCGCCAAGACCGCCGGCGCACCGAAGGCCGGCGAGTCCCAGGCCATGAAAGACAAGCGCGCGAGCTTCAAAGCCCGGCACGCGCAGAACATCGCTAAGGGCAAGATGAGCGCGGCCTGGTGGGCGGATAAGACCCGCTGGTGAGGAAAATCATGGCTGAAATTCGACCGCAACCGCAATCTCCCGCGCTCGGCGCGTTGGCGCGCATGCTCGGTGCAGCGCGAGACGCCGCCGGCCGCGTGCGCATCGACTCTCAACTGCTCGGGCGGACCTCGCTCGCAGACCTGCTCTCGCTGCCCGGCGCAGCGGGGTTGGCTGAGGATGTGAGCTACTTCGGCCCTGCGGCGATGCTGCGGCCCGGCAGCGGGCGCACGCTCCAGACCTTCAAACTCGATCCTCGCGTGCTGGATGCGGCCGATGTGGCGCTGAACGTGTCGCCGCTGGGCGCGCTGGCGGTTCAGGGCGCTGCCCGTGCCGCCCGGCCTGTGGCGCGTGCGGCGGGCGAGGCCGTGAACCGGGCGATGCTCACCGGGGAGGGGCCGCTAGCGACGGCGCTGGCGCCCGTGGCGCCGAAGCAACTGATTGTCTATCACGGCACGCCGCATCGGTTTGAGCGCTTTGATGCTAGCAAGATTGGCACCGGCGAAGGTGCGCAGGCTTATGGGCATGGACTGTATTTTGCCGAGTCGCCGGAGGTGGCTAAGGACTATCAAAAGAAGTTGTCAGATGCACAATCATATGACCCGGTTTACTGGGAGTCCGTTCAGTTACCGCCAGATTTAAGCGCTACTGAGTATAGAGCGCTTGGTTTATTGCGCGAAAAGCTGAACAAAAACGCATATCGAAACGGCCCGTCATTAACAGCCGATGAATCAGCAAAGTTCCGCGTTCTCAGGGATCAAGAAATTGCCAGAGCAGAAGCCATGGAGGCGGCTAGGCCAAAAGGCTCCCTCTACACCGTTGACCTCCCCGACGAAGCGATTGCGCGGATGCTGGATTGGGACAAGCCGTTGAGTGAGCAGGCGGAGTATATTCAACCAATCATTGACAAAGTTTTGAATGATCCTCGCCGTCGCCAAGCTGGCTTTAGTGACCAGCGCGTTAACGCGTTTGGCGAAGAAATGACTGGTGCTGATTTATACAACGCAGCAAACGCAACTTGGTTTTACGGCCCAGGCGGACCCAGAGGTGCAAGTCAGTTTTTCCGCGATCAAAGCATCCCCGGCATCCGCTACCTCGACCAAGGCAGTCGGGGAAATGGATCAATTTTCAAGCAGTTCAAAGACAAAGAAGAAGCAGAATCGTTCGCCGCTGATGTGAAAGCCCGCGGTGGCGAAGGTATCGTGCAGCCGCGCCCAAATGGCTGGGTCGTTGTTGGCGAGCCTCCGCGCACCTCCAACTTCGTCGTCTTCCCCGGCGCAGAAGATATGCTGACCATCCTTGAGCGCAAGGCAAAAGGCGGCCCCGTCCGCCGCTACGCCGATGGCGGCGCAGTCCATGCCGCACAATACGATCCCGCCGACATTGCCCGGCGCGCCGCAACTCTGATGGAAGAATTCGATGCCGCCTGACGACATCAAAGACGACGAGCAGCCCGAGGGCGCCATGGTCGATTTGAACGATGAGGATGACCTCGAAGTCGAGGACACCGAGGACGGCGGCGCGGTGGTGCGATTGGAGAACGAAGCCGAGCGCGAACGCAACGCCGAGCACTTCGCCAACATCGTCGATGAGGTGGACCAGGCCGCCCTAGCGGACGTGGTCACGGACCTGCTCGACAAACTCTCCAAGGACAAAGAGGCGCGCGAGAAGCGCGACAAGCAGTACGAGGAGGGGCTGCGGCGCACGGGGCTGGGCGACGACGCGCCGGGCGGGGCGCAGTTCAGCGGCGCCAATCGCGTCGTGCACCCGATGCTTGTGGAGGCGTGCGTGGACTTTAGCGCCCGCTTCATGAAGGAGGTGTTTCCGCCTTCTGGCCCAGTCAAGTCAAAGATCCTTGGCCGCCAGGAAAAAGAGAAGGTCGATCGCGCGCAGCGCAAGACCGAGTTCATGAACTGGCAACTCACCGAGCAGATTCCTGAGTTCCGCTCGGAGCTTGAGCAACTCAGCACGCAACTGCCGCTGGGCGGTGGCCAGTACCTCAAGGTCATGTGGTCACACTCGCTCAAGCGCCCGACGGTTGAGTTTGTGCCGATTGATGACGTGTATCTGCCTTTCGCGGCCACGAACTTCTACGCAGCCGAGCGCAAGACGCACGTTCAATACGTCACCCGAGCCGAGTACGCTCGACGCGTTCGATCGGGGATGTACCGCGACGCAGACCTGGGATCACCCGATGATCCTGACTTCAGCGCATCCAGCCGCGCCAATGACAAGATTGAAGGGCGCAGGGATACCGCTTACAACGAAGACGGACTGCGCACCACATTTGAGGTGTGCACCAGCATCGCGATTGAGGATGAAGACGATCCGTCGCCTTACATCCTGACCATCGACAAATCGTCTGGCCGCGCGTTGGCTCTCTATCGCAATTGGGAGCCCGATGATTCGCAGCGCCGCGAACTGGAATGGATGATCGAATTCCCATTCGTCCCGTGGCGAGGGGCGTACCCGATTGGCCTGACGCACATGATTGGCGGGTTGAGCGGCGCAGCCACCGGGGCGCTGCGCGCGCTGCTGGACTCGGCGCACATTCAGAACATCCCGACGCTGCTCAAGTTGAAGGGCGGCCCCAGCGGGCAGACCATCAACGTGCAGCCCACCGAGGTCGCCGAGATTGAGGGCGGAGCGCTCACCGACGACATCCGCAAACTGGTCATGGGGATGCCGTTCAACCCGCCCAGCGCGGTGTTGTTCCAGCTGCTGGGGTTCTTGGTCGATGCGGGCAAGGGTGTGGTGCAGACGAGCTTTGAGAAGCTCTCGGACTCCAATCCGAACCAGCCCGTCGGCACCACGCTTGCGTTGATCGAGCAGGGCATGGTGGTGTTTTCAAGCATCCACTCGCGCTTGCACAACTCAATGGCTCGGGTGCTGCGGGTACTGCACCGCATTGATAGCGCGTACCTCACCGAAGACCTGCTGGAGAAATACGACAACGGCCTGGACATCAAGCCCGAGGACTTTGATGGGCCGATGGACGTGATCCCGGTCTCGGACCCTGCGATTTTTAGCGAGACGCAGCGGTTCGCGCAGACGCAAGCCTTGCTTCAACGCTCGGCGATGCTTCCGCAGCTATATGACCAACGCAAGGTTGAAGAGATCTTCCTGCGTGGCATAAAGATCCCTTCAAACGAGGTCTTGCAGCCCCGCGCTGGCGAAGACGACGTCGATCCGGTGAGCGAGAACGTGGCCGCGGCGATGGGGCGGCCGGTGTACGTGCTGCCCAAGCAGGACCACATCGCGCACTTGCGCACGCACCTCTCGTTTCTGCGCTCGCCGCTGTTTGGCTCCAATCCGGCCATTCAGCCGACCTATGCGTACCCGATTGCGCAGCACCTGCGCGATCACCTGCTGAACTATTACCTGGTCGAGGCGCACGAGGCCGTGCGTCGTGCTGCTCAAGACGAACTGATTGCGAGCGACTCGGCGGCGGCCGAAGCCTCCGTGATTCTGCAGGTGCAGGCGGTCATCGAGCAGCAGATGGGTGGGTTCGCCGCCGAACTGGCGCAGATCACTCAGGCCGCGCAGCAGTTCAAGCCGCAGCCGCCCGCGCCGCCCGACAACTCGCTGC